CTACCGCTAGTACCTCGCCTAGCTCCATCTGCCTCATCACTCGCTTTTATCCTCGAGTAGTTCGGCAGCGCGGATATTTAACGCGTCCTTAATCGTCGTACCGTTAATAGGAATATCTAGGAGAGCTTTATCTTCTTCCCATACTTTACGTAAAGCGGGTAGATCTTCCATAGTAGGAATCTTCGCTAGCTTCTCCGTAGCCTTCGCTATATCTTCTTCGGTATAAGTAGGACGTACTACCTTTAGAGGCTGACGCGATTCTTTAGGTTGCGGATTAGTACCGTCGCCCCGGGAGTCGGTTAAGTCGAATAGATCGCCTTTATGCCATAGATCGAGAGCAGCACCGAAGCGCATACCGGCGTTACGAAGAGCGTCGCCAATAGCTTCTTTTACCGCTTGAGTTCCCCGGGAGTTACCGGAGTCGCCGTAACCGATACGAGTAATTCCGCATACGGTAAGACGGATCCATAAACCGCCTCGCTCGTCGAGCTTAGGTAGACCGTCCTCGCCTATCGCAAAGGGTTCCCAGTACCACTCTAAATCGGTCTCGAGTAGTCGCTTCGTAAGTGCGGCGTGTCCTACGTAATCGAGCTTTAAGCCACCTTTAGGGATCTGATTTATTTCGTTAGGGGAGAAGGGTTCGAGCATTTTAGCTACGGGATTTACTATCTTTTCACTCACTTATTGCCTCCTTGCTAGGGGTCTCTAAAAGACCGTTCGGGAGGACGATACTAGATAGATTACGCCTATTACAATACCCCTAGCTCGACGCGCCGGGATTATTAGTGGCAGAATCCGGGTATGGCTACCCGCGTACAAATAAGTCTTTACGCCTTAACGGTTATCGTCGAGGCGGATCTTACCTACCCCGATCAGATTCACGATCTCGTAAACCGGGCTAGCTTCCTCTATACGACCGCTCTCGAGGTCTCGAAGGCGAGCGGTATAAATATCGCCGACGACGTTATTATTGACGAGGAGGACTAACCTTCTTCTGCTCGTAAAAGAGGAAAGGTTCCCCGGTATAGGGGTCGTGTTTACTAGCGATTATTAAAGCTTCCTCGATCGTAGCCCCGGCTTCGAGCGCTCCGATAGCTAGGCTAGAGCCGGATCCAACCCCGTAGAAGCCGGTACTCGTTAGAGATACGGCGAAGTCCTCCGAAATATCGAATACTTCTCCTCCGACGGCAATAAGGAAGGCAAATTTTGTGTCGTCCTCCGCAGATTCCCACTTATAATCCTGCGCCTTAAAACACTCTTTTAGGCTAGGGATTACCTTCGAGATAATGAAGTGATAAAGATCCTTCTTATCGTTTACGGTCGGCTTAGGCGGATCCCAAATATGCTGAGCGATATCACACGCCGCACTTTCGCCACTTCCGGCGATTAGAAAAGCTCCGCGATCGCTAATTTTTACCATACGAGGATCGTTATATTTTCGACCAGCAGTAACGAGAGAATCGGCTCCGAAATAAACGCCGTCCTCTTTTTGTACCGCTATGATCGTCGTCATTAGTCAAGCCAAATCTGATACTGCGCCGTAACGCGTCCTTTTACCGGATCTATAAAGTGAAGTCTTTGAGACGGGACACCAGATACCGCCATAGAATCTCGAGCATATCGGTTATCGCTTTCGATAGATCCCGTCCAATAAATCATACCGTCCTGAGCGGACATAGGCTCCGAAGCGGTACGGTGGTAATGACCTAAGTAAATATCGGAGAAGTCCCATTTATACGATCCGGCTTTCCAACGATTACCGGCAGCTTGCCACGCCGAAGGCGAAGCGAATCCGGAGCGACCTACTTCGTCTCCGTGCATTAAGAGAGCGCGATAGTTGCCGATCTCGACGCGCTGGATATCCTCCGGGCAATCTTCCCACGTTAAGCGCTTCTCTCCGGCTAATAACTGACGAGCTAGCTCGTAGCACATACGATCGAAGTTATCGCCTTTAGGTACGTGATCCCTCTTAGATCCGATACGACCGTGATTACCCCACTCCGCTACTACCGTTACCTTCTCAAAATTAGCGAGGTAATAGCGTACGAAATCTACGAGTAATCGAGAGACAGTTGTATATTGCTCAAAAATACTAGAGTCTACTTCCCATAATTGCGCCGGGTAGTTGAAAAGTCCCTCAACCATATCTCCGCCGAACATAATTACTACGTCTTTTACCGGGTGATCGTTGCGCTGAATTTCAGTAATTTTAACCGACTTCGCAGCGAATTCCATAACGCGTCGCTTCATTACTTCCGAGTTATAGCTAGTAGTTACCTTCGCGCCTTGCCAATCGGTAGCGTGTACTAAAGCTACTTCCGGCTTACCTTTAGCCTTTAGAAGCTTAGGAGCCTCTACCGGCTTAACCGCGCCCATAGCTAAAGTAGCTTCGTACGCAGCGCGGAAAGTAGCCTCTGCTAATTCTTCCGTACGCTGACGAGCCTTTTTTAGTTGTAATTGAGCGTGAACTAAAGCTTTACGTAGTTCGCCTAGCTCTTCTTTATGCTCTTGACTTTCGATCGAATCTTTAAGACTCATTTACGCCTACGATCTCCCGGGCTAAGCGGACATATCCGGTCTTATCGTCCCAAGAGTCGATAAAGGTAGGATCGTTAAATAGTCGTACGGTCTTAAGCGCGTCCATCATTAAAGCTACTTCGTGCGCTTGTATATCGTCGATCCTTAGTAACGCTCCCCATATACGACCGATAGCCGTAAAAGCCGGTTGCGCGTCCCCGTATTGCTCCTGACGCTCTTCTAAGACTTCATCTACGCGTTTACGCATTTACACTTTCCCTGCCTATGAGCGTTAAGAGAGTTATCACTCATTTTATGGCCAATATCGCGTAAAGCCATAACGAGAGAGTGAGTGGGTTTACCGTCGGTAAGAGCGCCGATAAAGGTAGCGCGATCTTCTTCGGAAAGTTCGTTAAGAAGATTACCTACGGTACATAGATTACTTTTAGTAACTAAGTGCTTTTCTAAAGATTTAGCTAACGACATTAGAGCCTCCTTGAGAGAAGAGTAGCAAGAAATCTCTAAAGAAGAGCTAGAACACGCTTAACGTAATTTACTTAATTAGCCCACTATTTATCTTTACTATCGCCTTAATATCCGCGCCTTCCGGCTTATACGGATCTTTAGGTATAGCTATCGGCTTAGGAGTCCCGGATCCTCCGTCGTCAATATTCGCTAGATAAGGGGTTGATATATGCGATTCCGGGGTTACGTTCGGATTAGCCATAGAATCGTGGGAAACGAGTCCCCCGGTAATAAAGCCTACGAGGATATAGCCGAGGTGCGGCATATCGTGTTGAAAGCCGGTAGCAGCCCACGTACTAAAAGCCCCGGTCATAGCAATCATTAACTGCTTAGCGTCAAAAATACGGAATCTAAAGTGTTGTTTCATAAAGAACCTTTTAACTGGTCATAAATAATCTGCGGGAGCGCTCCCGTTACCTTTATACCCTCTTTAGCCTCGTACTTAACTAGCCCGGCTTGAGTCTGCGTATTCATAGTCCCGGTTACGTATTGAGCCGGTAATAGACCCGCTTTAAGTAAAGCCTTCTCGACCGTCATTACCGCGTCGCTCTTCTGCCCTAGATTAAAAGCGGTCGAATCAGAAGGGAAGGGAGGAGCTACAAATACCGTCGGGGATTTAGTAGGGGTCGGAGTAGGAGTAGTCATTAACCCGCTATGAAGCGCTCCCGTAGCTCCGGCAACGACCGTACCCGTACCGCCTACTACTGCGGTCGCCTTCTTACTCGTAATACCCTGAGAGACCGGCTTTAGGGGTACTGGGTACTTAGGTCTAACGATCGCAGCTATAAATAGGTAAGGTCGATGAACGCGCCAGCAACCGCTTTCGTGTACGGCGTCATTAGGATTCCCGGTATTAAAGGCGATTGTTGTAATTCCGTCCGGACTAGCAGCTTCGAGAAGCTCGACGTGATCTACAACGCCGTCAGAGTTCCAATCGTAAAAGACTAGATCCCCAGGTTGTCCTTGATATTTATTAACTACTAAACCTTGTCGCTGAAACCACGGGAGAGCGGCAGGGTTATAGGCGAAGCCTTTAGGAGTTTGAGCAGCGATTAAATGCGAAAGTCCTACCTGTGCGAAACACCAACTAATACCCATAGCGCAATAAGGAGCGTTAGGAATTCCGTACCAATCGCCGTAGGGATTCTCGTCTTGCGCTCCGGCGTGAAAACCAAGTTGGCTTCGAGCTACGTTTAGTACGTCTAAGGCGGTAGACATATAACCTCCCCTCAAAAGTCAAAAACCCCGCCCACTAGAGACGGGGTTAAGACTTAATTCTACTACTTAGGTGAATCCGCCTTTACGACTTTATCGGCTTTCGCTAGAGCAGCGTCTACGCCGGCAGTTACGAGAGGAGCCGGAGCGCCTGTATCTGCAACGATTGTATTTACTAAGCTCTTAGGATTAACGCGAGCTAGGAGAGGAGCGAGTAAACCGCCTACTAGAGCTGCGATAACTAGATCCTTAATAGTGATATGACGGTTATATTCGTATGAGCCGTAGCCAGCAGCAATAATGCCGTAACCGTAATGCTCGAGTAGTGCTTTTTCTTTAGGAGTAATTTTAAGTTTACTTGCCATTTGATTCCTTCTTTCCTATTAGGTTGCGTACATATTTTTCTGCCTCGAAATCACTAGCCGAAGCGTGATGAATTCCGCCGACCCCTCTATGATGTTTTTCGCAAAGCCATAAAAGGTTCTCCGCAGATTCTACCCACTTTCCTACTTCATCGGGATTAGAGACTCCCGGATAGTCCTTCTCTAGCCACGCGAGATCGACTCCGTTTTGTAGGGAGAATTCGATATGAGCGTGGTGAAGCTCCAAAGGCTTATCGAGTGAACACTCGGAGAAGTCGCTACGGTGTTCTCCGATAGCGCATTTAGCGGTTGATTTGGTGCGATTACGAAAGGCGTTAAAGTCACGATAGTTAGGATCCGTTTCCCGAGGCTCGTGAGGAGGATAGTGGACTACGTAGGTATTAGTAGCCGTTTGATCGTGCGCGTCCATTTAGAGTTCTAGCTTAGTTTTAATTATCGCTTGGTTTACTTGTAATTCGTGCAAAGCTTGATCTTGGCGGTTTAGTTGATCTTTAATAGATCCTCCGCCGTTCTCATACATCTGATATTCGATCTTATCTAGTCGCTTATCCATTTTATTAAATTTTTTATTTATCCAAAAAATAGGTGCTCCTATAATTACCGCGCTCTCGAGAAACGCCCAAATAGCGTTTGAGACAGTATTCGCGTTATTCCAAAACAACATAGCAGCGCCCTTTCGGGTTATGAGTTAGACGATAGTTACTGTTCTAATAGTACCAACTGCGTCTACGACTTTCAGAGTGTTAGAAGTAGAGTTAATCCACATATCGCCTTTACGGTAATTAGTAGGATCCGTAGCTACGATCGGTACGGTAAATCGCGTAGCCGTTTCAATTTTTTGTAGCCGTTGGTTTATTTTATCAAAGACTAGACGAAGATCCGGCGGTAAATTTACGTAACCCATAGCTACTCCTAATTAGTCGTATAGGTAAGTGTAACCGTAATTCTTTCGGGACCATTTTCGCCCGGAGATACGTTTAACCCAATTATGCGATAGTTAGTATCGAGAGTAGACGGGAAGCGGTTATCTGTAATAATTAAACGAGCTTGGTCGCCGATATTATAAGTACCGTACGTAGGATCGACATAAGCCGGTACTGCTAGCTGGATTACCTGCGGAGGATAAGAGACCGCCCCTACCTGACCGGTAGCTATACCGTTTAGGAGAGTTGAGTCGATAATATCGGAGTAATTAACCGAGTCCTCGAGTAACGGCCAACCGGAAGCCGTCTTAGTAGCGTCGGTAGCAGTAGCGATTAGCTTACCTTCGTTAGATCCGGCTCCGGTCGCATAAAGGGTATTAGCAGCCTTAGTACCGTCCTCCGGGTAGTTATATTCGACGATATTACCGGGAAGCATAAAGACCGGGACGGTGGTAGAGGTAGAGGAGTAGGTATTACCTAAACGCGGATAACCTAGCTTTAGAGTCTTAGTAGGGTTTCCGTCTCCGTCGTAAGCTACGACTACGTTAAAGTCAAAGCCCTGATTTACCTGCGATAGCTCCTGAATAGCGGAAAAATAGGTTTTAAGCTCGTACGCGTAGTAAATACGTGATTGAGTAATACCCGAGGTCTCGGTGCCTACGGTTATACCAATATTTCCATACGGTACTGCCTGAGCAGCCGTAACTAATTGCTGAACGATAGATAGCTGGTCTACTCCGGTGAAGCCTTGCGTAGTTGTAATTCTTCGGCGCTCGAAGTAGGACTCAAATTCTCGAGCCGTAATAGTAAGAGATTGGTCTCCGGATTTATATTCTCGGTTCCAAATAATTCCGCCCCATACGAGAACGCCGTTACGGTCTACGTAAATAGCGTTACGTCCTGGGATAGTAGCATTAGGGATATTTAGACCGGCAGAATTAACGCCGGATAAAAGAATATGCCCGGTAAATGTTCCCGCAGAGTTTAACTGTTGCGTAAAATTAACGCCGGTAAAAGGAAGCTCGGCAATAATCTGATTAGTTAAAAGATCAGCGAGAAGGTAGCGATATTGTGTCGTAGCCATAGGGCTACTTTACTGGGTCTGGTACTACGAACTCATCTTTTTTTGAATCGTAGACATATCCAACGCCAGCAAATCGACCTCGAAACTTGCCATTGTAGGAAGTCTGCAACCATGTGCCATCGAATCCTGATTCAGCGAGGACTGCTTGACCAAGTGCTTCTGACTCTGGGAAGTCAATGCCTTTGTCGTGATCTTTGTGATATTCCTCTTGATAATCCCAGTGAGATTTGCCGATACAAGAATCAATCGCGCAATTAGATACACCAACAACATTTTCAACAACATTGTCTGAGTTTATTTTTGCAAAATGTGCCATGTGCTTTCCTTTACCCTAGAACAATCACTACATAACCAAGACCGCCAGCACCGCTTGAACCAGATCCACTAGCGTTTTTGCCAGCGCCGCCTCCGCCGCCAAGATTCGGGGTTCCTGCAACTCCGGTGCTACCCGTTCCTGTTGTGTTGCTTGCTCCGCCTCCACCAGAACCGCCCGATGAACCAGTTCCACCTCCTGTACCATCAGTTCCACCGCCTCCACCGCCGCCAGCGT